CTGGAAAGACTAGACTTTTCGCTATCTGTAACTTTTGGATTCAGAGTCTCTTAAAACCTTTTAATGACCAATTAATGGAAACATTAAAGTTATTTAAAAGTGACGGAACCTTTAATCAAATAAAACAATTTGAAAGATTACTAAGGTTATCCAAAGATAATCCAACATATTGTTTCGATTTAACAAAAGCTACTGATCGTTTTCCTATAAAACTACAACAAGTTTTACTTGGTGTAATCGTAGATAAAACATTTGCAAAATGTTGAGTTGACTTAATTAGTTACTTCCCTTTCGAATATAAAACAAAGTTTTATAAATGATCGGTAGGTCAACCTTTAGGTGCATACTCTTCATGAGCTATGTTTTCTCTGACGCATCACTTAGTTGTTCAATATTGTTATTTCAAAGTAACCAAAAAGGTAAAATGATTTAACAGATATTCACTTCTAGGAGATGATATAGTAATTTGAGATCGGAGAGTGGCGAAGTATTACCAACAATTCCTAAATACAATTGGAGTTGAAATCAATTTACAAAAATCCTTTATCGGTTTAACCAATACTGGAGAATTTGCAAAGAGACACTTCCTCAATGGTATTAATATATCAGGTTTTGGATATTCCATGATAGAGAAGGCAAGTGCCGACCCTAAAGGATGAATCCGTTTCCTTGAAATATTGGAATCAGAAGGTTTTACTTCTACTGAAGATGTTTGCTTGTTGCCCGAGACTGATGATAAGGAACTTTCCAAATCATTAAAATCTCACATAACTTGATTATGAACATTAAGAAATAGTTTTGCCCACAATACAATTTTGTGTTATGGTAACATCTCCATTTCAAATGAAGATCTTATGGAACATTATGTTCTTCAAAGACTTCAACTGTTACAAGATCAAGCTATGTCTTCGCTTAAAAGAGGTCAATATCTTAGTTTAACTAGGAAAATTGAGAATCTCTCTAAGTGTTGAGGTGTAACAGTGAAACAAAACTGTTTGGACATTAGCTTTCACAATGGAAAGTTAGTAAGCCATCCACTTGTACATTATTTGAATTTAAGAAATAATATCATTTTTGATAAAATTGATTATTTTCAAGACCTTATAAAAACAGGTTTATATGACCGACAAGGAATACTATCATTTAGATCGTATACCGAATCAGAGTATATTCCAAGTTTAAATTTGGATGTCTTCTTCGTGTCAGACTTAAATGAATTTAAATCTAAACTTAAAGTTAGTGTACTAAACAAATCATATAATAGCTTGATGAAGACTATTGATATTGACTTGTCAGAGGAGGGGGAATACTTCCGTTAAGAACAAATTAGTTCTTAAGACTAACGTAGAAGAGTAACCATTTAAGGTTATC